AGGTAATAGTATTGTTATTATTGGTAATGAAGATAAATACACACAACTATTACTTGGATCAGCAGAATAAAAAAAGAAAGCTCAAATAGCAAGTACTAATTTAGTAGAAATTAGTAGGTAATTGGTGATTCTTTTGTAAAAGAGATAACTAATACACGGCTACTGTTTAACCCAAATAGGATAAATTCTATTAAAATTTTTTAGAAATTTTAAGGAATAAAAACAAAATGAGCACTATTTATAAATGCTTAACTTGTGGAGATAAAACTGAATTTAGCTATAAGAAGATGAAAGAACATCTTACTCTTATACATAATATAAAAGAGCTTAAAAGCACAAAGAAAGCGATTATGTTTATGGATGGCAGTGGTTATAGAATAGCTACCTCTAAAATTAAAATAGGTAATATAGAATTATATGAAGAAATTTATAATGAAAAGTAAAAAGAACTCTAAACAAAAGTTTAACTCAGCATATTGTTATGACAAAAAGGTTTATAAATCAAAGGGAGGAGACTATGCAAACCCTAAGCCGTGAATTTGCAGGAAAATTGTATAAATTAATGCCAGAAATTTTAAGAGGATGTGAAAATTGGTATATAAAATTTTCTAAAAATAAATGGCTTAGATTAAATGTTTGTGATGGTCAAAACCTATTAATTGGAAAAGAAAATTTTATTCCCGCTCCAACAATAGAGGATATTTTAAATAAGGATTTTTTAAATGCATTTTATTTATTAATTAAGGATAAACTTAAGCTTGAATCGCCATTAGACTCAAGCGCCTCTATTTACAATGAATTTGTAGATAGAGTTTATTATAGTTTTTTAGATGGGAAACTCGAAGAATATTTGATGGAGTTACTTACGGAGGATAACTAACATGGGATTCTTTTTTCAAAATGGGCAAGCTACAGGATGTTATTCTTGCCCATTAAATAAGACTTTTAATAAACATCCTAATATGAAACCTACTGGTGTAAATAAACCTCTAATATATATAATTGGCGAATGCCCTGGAGCTGATGAAGACGAACAAGGAATACAGTTTGTTGGTAAATCTGGTAAATTATTAAGAGATAGTATAGAAAAGCTATATGGTAATAAATTTATAGAGAATAATATAAGGTTTAATAATCTTGTAAGATGTCGTACAGCATCTAATAGAATACCTTCTGAGGTAGAAGTTAAAAACTGTTTACCTTCAGTAATTGAGGATATTAAAAAGAGTAAACCATTATTAATAATAGGAACAGGTAATATACCATTAAAAGCTTTATTACAATTAAATGGTATTACAGATTGGAGAGGTAAATTTATACCATTAAATCTTGGTGAGTTCTCATGCTGGTATTTTACTTTATTACATCCATCATTCATTTTAAGAGAAAATAACTTTTTAGCATTAGAAGATTTATTTGTAAAAGATATTAAAACTGCAATAGATTTTGTTCGCAATAACGATACATACCCTATTATTGAGAAAGAAGGGTATCTTGAGGGTATTACTGTTATAGAGGGTAAAGATACCTCTAATGTGGAAACAATTAAAGCTAGGCTATTAGAAATGAGTAATTCTAATAGGATCTCTATTGATATTGAGACAAATGGACTTCGACCATATAAAATTAAAAATCCTAAAATATTATCTATTGCTATAAGTAATGGGATTAAAACTATCGCATTCCCGTTACATTCTGTATGGAGCTCAAAAACAACAAACCAAATAGAAATATTATTAAAAACTCTATTCCTTAATAAGAATATTGAGAAAATTGCTCATAATGTTAAGTTTGAGATGGAATGGTTAAATTACTTTTTTGGTAATGAGATATTATTTGAAGGTAAATGGGGGGATAGTTTATTACAAACATATTTAATTGATGAGAAAATAGGTAGAGTAGGTGGATATGCTTTAGATACTTTATGTAGAATACATTTCGGGTTCTCATTAAAAAGCCTATCAAATGTAGATAGAACTAAATTATCTGAATTACCTATTGAGAAATTATTACAATATAACGCTCTTGATGCTAAATATACTTATAAATTGTTTGAAATACAAGAGAAATTATTAGAATATAAATTACTTAAAATGTATAATTTTTTAATTAATGCTACTATAAGTATAGTTTTAATGCAACAAACTGGGTTAGATGTATCAATAGAAACACTTAAAAATTTTAGCTCAAGGTTAACTAAAGATATTATTAATACTTATCAACATATTAGAAAAGATAAATATATTAACCAATTTGAAAGCGTGTTTAGAGAATTTAAACCTGGTTCATCACAAGATATATTTAAACTATTTAAAGAAATAATTAAAATTGATGAGAAAGTAACTAGTACAGATAAAAAATTTCTAGAAGAGCAAGCTAATAAAGGGTATTCAATATCATCGCTTATAATAGATTATAGAGAATTAAATAAACTTAAATCTACTTATGTAGATAGTTTACTTGCTGGCAAAGATGATAATACATCATTATTATCTATTGATAATAAATTAAGAGCAGAATTTAATCTATTTTTTACTAAGACTGGTCGGCTCTCTAGCGAAAGCCCAAACATGCAGAATTTTCCTAAACGCAAATTCTCATATATACGAGATAGTATTATTGCTCCAGAAGGAAAATGGATAGTAGCATTTGATTATGGTCAAATAGAAGCTAGAGTTATTGCTATGGCAAGTAAATGCGATACATTCTGTAATAGTATTCGTAATGGGTTAGATATACATATGAAATGGGCTAAAAGAATTAAATGGCTATATCCTAACGTAACTAACGATGATAGTATAGAAACTATGAAAGAGTTACGAAATCAAGTAAAAAATAAAATGGTATTTGCATGGTTTTATGGATCCTCAAAAAACTCATTAATAAATTTAGGGTTACCTGAAAAAGTTATTACTCAATTACATAAAGAGTTTTGGGAAGAGTTTAAAGGAGTTAAAAAATGGCAAGATGACCTTTTACGTGGATATAAAAATAATGGGTATATAGAATCATTAACTGGTAGAAGAAGAAGAGCTCCATTAACATATACAGAAATACTTAATGCACCTATTCAATCAACAGCTTCAGATATTGTAGTTTCTGCTATGTATAGGTTATCTAAATTAGCTTATATTACTAAAAAACCTCAATACCAACCAGTATTAAATATACATGATGATTTAACTTTTATATTACCTGATATTTCACTTGAGGAAGATATAAATATTATTGCAGAAATAATGTGTGAGAAATCGTTTGATTTTATTAATATACCTTTAGAAGTAGAAGTTGCTGTAGGTAAAAGTTGGGGCAAATTAGAGAATATTGGTAAATTTATAACTAAAGGAGTTGTATGAAAGAAAAAGAAAAATTTAAGAACTTTACTAGAAATGACCTTATTAGGTTAGTTCTTAAATTAATTAAAGAATTAGAAACAACTAATAAAACAGCAAAAGAATTAGAATTACAATTAATTGAGAAAGGAGGTATTGATGTCAGAAATATTCCATCTAAAATATAGGCCTACTAATTTTGATGAAGTTATAGGTCAAAATAGTGTTGTTTCTTCTCTTAAAGAATTATTTAAAAGTAAAAATACGCCTCATTCATTTTTGTTTGTAGGGCCATCAGGTGTAGGAAAGACGACTATTGCTAGGATTATAGCTTCACAAGTAGGGTGCGATTCGTTTAATATTATTGAAGTAGATGCTGCTACTCATACAGGTGTTGATAGTATGAGGGAATTAACTGAGAATGTTAAATTCCAAGGTATAGGTAATCCTAATAAAGTAGTCATTATCGATGAGGGGCACATGCTATCAAAAGGAGCTTGGAATAGTTTATTAAAAATTATTGAAGAGCCACCTGAGCATCTATATTTTATTTTTTGTACTACTGAAGGTAAAAAAGTACCTGAGACTATAAGGACAAGATGTAATACTTATTTATTAAAAGAGGTAAGTAAAGGCGACATTGAGCTATTATTAGAAGTTGTTGTCGATTGTGAAAAACTAATTTTACCTGAAGGGACTATAGGTATTATATCTAAAGAAGCTCTTGGTAGTGTAAGAAGAGCATTAGTATATTTATCACAAGTTGTAGGATCCACTACACTAAGAGAAGTATTAGATAAAATAAATACTATTGCTGAAGAGGATGATAAAGTATTAGGTATTTGTAGATTAATAGCTTCTGGTCGTCTCCCATGGAAGAAAGCTACTGAGTTTGCTTTAAGTGTTAAAGAGAGTAATTTGGAAGGTGTGAGGATACAAATAAGTAATTATTTAGCTTCATGCGTAGTAAGGTCTAATAGTGAGAAAGATTCAATAAGGTTTTTATCATTATTAGGATTATTTTCTAAACCATGGACATATCAATCTTCAGCATTTCCAGAATTATTATTAGTATTAGGAGAAATAGTATATGGGGGTGAGAGTTCTTAAATGAGTAAACAATATAGAAATTTATCAGGTATTTATTTTACTGAGGAAATTGATGGTAAAAAAGAACTTATCTGTTTTGAAGAATTATCTAAAGCTTCTCAAGATAGGATTATCTCTTTATCAAAACCTGAGTTTGTATCTAATTTAGCTAAAATGTTAGGAGACGTAATTATAAAATTAGGTAACCAATTTAATATACATATAAAACATTAAAAAGGAGGAAACATAAATGGACACAAACAAAATTGAGTTAGGGGACAAAGTAAAAGATAGGATTTCAGGGTTAGATGGTGTTGTGGTTTGTATAACTTATTGGTTATATGGATGCGTTAGAGTTAATGTGCAACCACAAAGTTTTAAAGATTGGGAACCTTCAAAAAATTTTACTGTAGATATGCCTCAATTAGAACTTATTGAGAAAAATGTATTAAGTGAAGTGACAACACTTAATACAAATACTAAAAACGAAACTAATTCATGCGGATTTAGAGAGGCAGTAGAACTTAGAAAAAACCCAGTAAGATAATAAAACATAGAAAGGAGTAGAATATGGCTGAAATTGAAACTAAAATAGAAGAAATGAAACAATATTTACTTATTAATAAAAATTCATTAGATGAAGAATGCCAAGAGCAACCATTATTGTTTTATAAAATTGCAGAAGAAGTAGTTTCTGCTATAAGTAAAAGAGATGCTTGTAAAGAATTATTACAAGAAACGGACGCGGTTTTAGCTAAAAAATATCGTGATGAAGCTGATACAAATAATGTAAAAATAACAGAAGCAAAAATATTACAAGCTGTTCAAATAGATGAAACTCATAAAAAAGTATTTTTAAACTACTCAAATAAAAAACAGAAAGTAGATGAATTGGAAGCATTAAAAAATGCGTTTTTACAAAGAGCTACAATGCTAAAAACATTATGTGACCTTTATGTAGCTGGATATTTCTCAACAGATAGTGTAAAAATTAAAGTCGCAAGTAAAGGAAACTTTGATTACGAAAATAGAAAAAGAGATATATCTAAAAAAAGGTTGGAAGGATAAACTAAAATGTCTATCTTGACAAATACATTTGCAATTATAATCTATTTAATTCAATTTGTAATAAGTATAGTAATAGGAAGTATATTATTATACTTAATAGGTAGGTTAGCAAGTAAAGCTTATTTTAAATCAAGACAAGAGTATGAAAACAGAAAGGAGAAATGAAAATGGAACCACGGAGAAAGTTTGGGAGTGCGAGCACAACTGTAACTAAAAGGTTTGTGTATCAAAAAAGGAGTAGTGACGTAATAAAAAGAAGAGCAACACAATCAGGTAGTAATAGGGATGGGTTTATTGATTCAAGTTTCCCATTTTTTATGCCTAAACCGGGTACAGTTAATGTGTACAGAATTTTACCACCTACATGGGAAAATGCTGAGCATTATGGGCTAGAAATATTTGTTCATTATAATATAGGTGTAGATAATTCTGCTTATTTATGCCCTAATAAAATGAAAAATGAAGATTGCCCAATTTGTGAAGAGAGAAAAAGAGCAGAAAAAGAAGGGGATGAAGATTATATAAAAGAATTATCTCCTGTAAAACGTGTTTTAATTTGGATAATAGATAGAAATAATGAGAAAGAAGGACCAATATTATGGCCTCAACCTTGGACCTTTGATAGAGAAGTATGTAAATTATCTGTAGATTCTAGGACAGGGGAAGTATTAATTATTGATAATCCTGAAAACGGGTATGATGTAGAATTTGAGAAAGAAGGACAAGGACAAAAAACTAAATATACTGGTATTAAAATATCTAGACATCCTACACCATTAGGCGTTGATACTGATTTATGGTTAGAATATGTATGTAAGCATCCATTACCATCAGTATTAAAATTCTATCCTAGTGAGCATTTGCAGAAAGTATTTCAAGGTAAATTATCAAAAGCTGATAAAGAAGAAGTAATTATACCTTCTAAACAAAATCCTATACCAGAAGAAGTAACAGCTAATGACGTTAAAAATATGTCAATAGAAGAATTAGAAGCATACGCAATACAAGAATTAGGAGCTACTAAAGAAGAATTAAGTAAAATAGAAACTAAAGAGGAATTGATTGAGGCTATATTATCTAATATAACACCAGAAATAGAAAAACCAATACAAGAAAATGAACCAGATCCTTCAGCAAATTTAAAGGATAAACTTCATAGTATGAGAGCTAGATTAAAATGAAAAAAATAATATATTGTATTGATTGGGCACTTATAATTGTATTTGGGTTATGTATTTTAATATCTATATGGAAAGGAACCTGGTATGAAAGTGCAGGCTGGGTTTGTGCTATCCTTGCCCAACTTCAAGTTGTTAGTTTAAAAAGGCATATAGAATCATAGTTCTCTAAACCAAATTAGAGTACAATTGATTTAAATTAAAATAATAGTTAGGTAGCATACAATACTACCTAACTAGCGGGTAGTCTTTATGGTAAAGGGCCTTTTCATCCCTGCCTCCTTTTTGGCTACCCGCATACTTTAAATTTATTTTGAGGTATAGCCAAATTGGTAAGGCATAGGACTTTGATTCCTATAATTGAAGGTTCGAGTCCTTCTACCTCAGCCATATACCAACCAACTATTTTAATAGGTTTATTCCCATTTACCTACTCCTTATAGTTGTGTTGGTGAGGAGAGGCTATTAGATGTTTTTATTAGCCTCTCCTATAAATAAGGATTAATAATGATTATAATCAATCCAAGTTTTATTATTGAAGATGAAATTGATGGAGAAAAAATACTTAAATCAATAGAGAAAGCTGGTAGGACTTGTTATAAAAGTGGATCTCAAATTACATTCGAGTCTGCTAAATCGTTTGTAAAACGTATTATAGAAATGGGGCATTATTCAGTATTAGAACATGAGAAAGTTACTGTAAGGGTTATTTGCGATAGAGGTGTAACACATGAGATTGTTCGTCATAGAATTGCAAGTTACTCACAAGAAAGCTCAAGGTATTGTAATTATGCTAACGATAAATTTGATAATCAAATAACTGTTATTGAACCTTGTTTTTGGAAAGCTATAAGTGAAGAACATGAAATACCAAATTATAAAACTATTAATAGGTTAATAATAGATGAGAAAAAATATGAGATATGGCATACTAATATGAGACTTTGTGAAGATGCATATATAAAATTAATAGAATTAGGAGCTACACCACAAGAAGCGAGGAGCGTTTTACCTAATTCACTTAAAACAGAAATAGTTATTACTATGAATTTAAGAGAATGGCTGCATTTTTTTACTTTAAGAGTATCAAATAAAGCACATCCTCAAATGAGAGAAATAGCTATAATGATACTTAAAGAGTTTAAACAATTAATACCTATAATTTTTGATAATATAAATTATGAAAACAATATATTGTAAAAATTGTAAATACTTTTTTTAGTAAGGGAGAATAAATGGAAAGAAAAACATTAATAAGCAAACCAATAATAGATGAGAAAATAGGTAATTATTTCCTTGAGAATAAGAATCTTGAGTTTGTCTCATCAGGATGCAAAATATTAGATTGTGTATTAGGTGGTGGCTACCCGTTAGGTAGAATAGCTAATATTGTAGGGGATAAATCTACAGGTAAATGTATAAAAGATGCTTATATTCTTACATCTATCGGTATACATAAAATTGATAATATTGGTAATAATTTTAATAACGGAGCAACACTATGGAAAGAGACTCTTACTGTTAAAAAAGATG